GGGAAAGCCTCCGAGATACCTTTCTGATATATCCGGAGGCGATACAGACATATACACGAGTGCGCGCGCATGAGAAAACCAGAACAACAACTATGGGATTATTTAAAGAGAGGGATGTTATTGAAATGGGAGGCACAAAGGCACGAAGATAAATATTCGACCGGAATACCAGATGTATCATACTCAATAGGCAGACACGGATGGATCGAATTGAAAAGATTGAAATCAAAGCCGGTCAACAACGATACGATACTACACATAAGCCATTATACTGCTGATCAGAAGAATTGGTTATTTAGACATGGGAGTAAAGGTGGAGCATGTTTTATATTGTTGCAAATTGAAAATGTTTATATGTTATTCGGCTGGGAATCGTGTGTCTGGGTTGGGGAAATGACTTATGATGAACATATTAAAGCAGCAATACGTGTATGGACAGGGAATATAAATTGGGACGAGTTATGTTATATATTAGAATTTGGATATCTTGACTCATAAAACGTCAGTATGATATCATATACCTGGATGCCGTATCTCTCCGGTTCCGACATCCAACTCTGGACGGTCTCCTTAATGAGAAAATAAACACCTCTCATCGACCGTCCGGAACCCTTTCTTAAATAGTCACCGCACGGCCTCAAGGCCGCGTTAGACACCGGCTCTGACCAGGTGTGTGCAGTGACCCCACCATATGATCGCACATAGACCGCACGCCCTCTAGACCCCGTAGGACACCGCCTCCAGGCATGTGTGTGCAGTCATACACATACATGGAACATATTTGCAAGTTTCACAGGGTCCATCGTATCTTCCGGAGACATAGACTGCACACACGATACCTACACACCCCGTCAGACACGGGGCCGATACTGTGCAGTCTATGTGCTGTGACTCTTTACGAGACTGCACACGATATATATATACCCATAGATGATATCTTCTTGTCAATCCCTCCAAAATTGTCCTCGTCCCCTCTCTGACTGTAAAATTCTACAAGGTTTTCCGTATACGTGAAAAAAATAGAGAAAAGCAAAATAATAACCAAGGATGACCTATTTCAATTTAAAGGTTGTGACAACACCAACAATAATATATCAGTAGTTATTATATCTTTTATTATATATATAATCTATGTTATAATAAGACTATCTAATATGGAGGATTCAAAATGAATACGATTTATGAAGAGCAAATGCAACATATGTACGCAGAAGCGGCTGTTGATGACAACAATAACTTAACTATATATGCCATGGGGGGTTTCATGCCACCCACCAGAAAGGAATGGGATAAAGCTGGTAACTTGTTATATCGTCGGCACCTATCTAAAAAGGAAATAGAGGACTACGATGTATTGCGCGTGTTGGAGGATAGCTATCGGTTATCCTTATTAATCAAAATGAATGATTTTTTAGTGGTATTACGTACAACGTATTGTAATATAAAAAAGGCGTCGTCTATGTCTGGGTTAAACCGGTCCGTTGCTGATGATTTGCGGGTTCGTGTCCCTGATTTTGATAGATTATGGAAAGAGGCCCATGAAGATGCTACCGATGATTTAGAGAGTGCAGCATTTACTAGGGCAGTTGAGGGGGTAACAGAGGATATATTTTGGAGGGGGGAAGTTGTCGGTGTTAAAACAACTTATTCTGACGGCTTACTATCAATGATGCTTCAAGGTAGAAGGCCAGATAAATATAAACAACGTGTATCACAGGAATTATCTGGAGGTGATACCCCAATTAAAGTGAATAGTGACATGTCTAAGGATAGTATAATTGCTGAGCTAGAAAGAAGAGGATTACCGACTTCTATATATCAAAATAACTAATTGTTCCATGTGAAACAACGGGTAAAATAATGGATAGGTTAAATAAATATTTTAAGCGGTCGGAGTTTGCTTGCCATTGTGGTTGTGGCTTCTCAGCCGTTGATGTTGAATTGTTGACGGTATTAACGGAAATTAGAGAGGAATTAAACACCCCAGTAGTTATAATTAGTGGCTGTCGATGTGAATCCCATAACGAGGCGGTAGGTGGAGCGAAACACAGTAAACATGTTAAAGCTATTGCCGCTGATATAAAAATCCCTAAACATGACCCAATTGACATATATAATTATTTAAATCGTAAATACCCAGATAAATATGGTGTTGGGCTTTATACTAGTTGGGTTCATATTGATGTTAGACCAAAAATAGCTAGATGGGGTTAATGTGCAACCTAGGCTATCTGATATTGATTTATTAGAGTTGTTGGCTATTAATGAAGCTAGGGAGTCATTTTATGTATATTATAGGTACATGAATCCAAAATATGAGGTTGGATGGTGGATAAAAGAGGTATGTGAAATTTTGCAGGAATTTTACAATGAGTATATGGTTGGTAATCGTCCAGGTTATATATTAGAAGCGCCTCCGCAACATGGAAAGTCAAAATTAATAATTAATTTCATAGCTTGGATGTCTGGTAAGAATCCAGATCTTAGAGTGATATATACTTCATTTAGTGAACGCTTAGGAGTAAGGGCTAATCTAAATCTTCAAAGGATTTATGATACTACGAAATATAAAAAAATTTTCCCAGATCTAAGTATAAATTCGGTTGGTATGGGTCAGGTAGCCTCACAAGGAACCACAAGGAATAGAGAGCTAATTGAATATATCGGTAACGAAGGGTCATTCCGTAATACCACGGTTAGAGGGTCAATTACTGGTGAGTCATTAGATATCGGCATTATCGATGACCCAATAAAAGGCCGCGAGGAAGCTAATAGTAAAAGTATAAGAGATAAAACTTGGGATTGGTTTACTGATGACTTCTTCACCAGATTTTCTGATAATGCCGGATTCCTTACAATATTAACTCGTTGGCACATCGACGATCCGGTTGGTAGATTAAAAGAGAATTTTAAAGGTGGACTTAAGATTTTTAGTTATAAAGCCATAGCTACTGATGATGAGCGAATGCGTAAAAAAGGAGAGCCACTTTTTCCAGAGCTAAAATCATTGGGATTTCTTGAAAAGAGAAAGGAAATAATGGCAAGTGCTAGTTGGGAATCATTATATCAGCAAAATCCAAGAGTGGTTGAAGGTGAATTAATTAAAAAATCGTGGTTCATAACTAAAAGATATAAAAATAAGCCAGAATCACCAATCAGAGTTATACAAAGTTGGGATACTGCACAAAAGGCAGCACAACTAAATGACCCATCAGTATGTACAACATGGTTTGAAGTTCCTCAAGGGTATTTTTTAATTGATGTATTAGTATTAAAGGCTGAATACCCATTATTAAAGCAAGAGGTAATTAACAGATACAATATGTTTAGGCCATCTGCTATATTAATTGAAGATAAATCGAGTGGATCTTCATTGATACAGGATATAAGATATAACGTTGATACAGCCAATATACCGATAATCCCAATAATTCCATGTGTGGATAAAGAGACTAGGGCAAGCATAGCGTCTGACCCAATGGAAGCTGGTTTAATATGGCTGCCGGAAGAGGCTTCTTGGCTGTATGATTATGAGGAGGAACTATTTACATTCCCCCGTGCAAAACATGACGATCAAGTAGATAGCACAACTCAGTTTATAACATGGATTACGAAAAAGAAAGATATTTTGATAGGTTGACTTATACACATTATACGTGGTATAATCACGTATACGCATACATAAGATCATTAAAAATATGACAGAATCAAGAAGCATGCTTGCCAGCAATCCAGTTATTTCCAGGATGCCTACGGCAGATTGGTCTAATTGGACTATTGATAAGGCAGTTAGGGAAGGGTACAGGGAATCGGGTTGGGTTTATAGAGCAGTATCGCTTATTGCTCGGACCGCCGCATCGGTGCCTTGGTATGTTTATGATTTGAACGGCGAACCGGTCCAACATTATCTGACCAATGTTTTAAAACATCCTAATCCTCAAATTAGTAGACAGGATTTATTTGAGATTTTAGTATCATGGTTAGAATTAGCGGGAGAAGGATATTTGAAAAAGGTTCAAGGAGCGAATAGGCAAACAAAAGAACTGTGGATAATATCACCTGATAGAATTGCTCCAATACCCGGTGTTGAAAGTGATAGTATTATTGGAGATTATGAAATATTGGACGAAAAAGGGGTCAGAAGAAAATCACCTGATTTTACTACTGAAAATATTATTCAATTAAAATTAATCGATCCTTCTAACCCCATTAGAGGAATTGGACCTTTAATGGCCGCTGCTAAGGCTGTTGATATTGATAATGACCAAAAATCATGGAATAAGTCAGCTATGCAAAATAGAGGGGTATTGGACGGTTTCTTTAGTTTTAGCGAAACCTTGAACCAATCAACCTTTGATTTTCTTAAAAAGATGGTTAAAGAAAGATTTAGTGGTCCTAAGCGCGCAAGGGAACCTGGTATCATAGGCAGCAATGCTAAATATCAACAATTATCATTATCCCCAATAGAAATGGATTTTTTGAATTCTAGGAAATTTAATAGAGAGGAGATATTTATTATATTTGGTGTTCCGTCGCAATTAGCGGGTATTACGGATGCTATGACTTATAATAATTATTCCGAATCTCTGAGGATATTTTGGAAATCGACCATTATTCCATTGTTAGACGATATTGCAGATACCCTTAATAATTCTTTTGTTGATGAATTAGGGCCTAATCTGACTATTAGCTACGATACCGGTTCCGTTGAGGCTTTGCGGGAGGATGAGGAAAAGAAATCTAAGGTGGCCAAAACTTATTTTGATATGGGTGTACCTGTATCAGAATTAAATAGATTATTGGATTTAGGTATTAATGAATATAAAGGCTGGGATAAAAGTATTGTTAAAATCAATAACCAACCCGCTGCGGACGGAGATCAAGTCAGAAAAAAGTCTGATGGGCCACGGAAGATCCTGACTCTCGAAACTAGAAATGTTGACAATGAAATTGAATTAAAGGACAAATTAAGTGAAGGGGTTGGTAAGGATATTTTCTTAAAATTACTTGAGGCGCAAAAAAAGGATGTTTTTAATGCCCTTGATTCTGATTCTGATCTGCAAACGGCTGTTAATTTATCTCACAATAAATGGATGGAGGAAATGGCAAAATATTATGTAATGGTCGGAGCCGCATTTTATAAAACCATTACTATTGAAAATAGGGCTATTGAAACGAATGAAGAGGTTGTTAAGCAAATAACCGCAACGCTTGAGGAACAAGGAATTATTTTAATTGAGAAATCAGCTATTGATAAATTTACGGTTGAAACTATTTTATCTATAGTAAAAGATTCTCAAATAGAAGGCAAAACAGTTCAAGAGGTTAAACAGGCTATTTTGGACACGGGTATATTTTCTAGCGAACGGGCTTTGCGAATAGCTAGAACCGAAACCGCAACCTCGTCCAGTATCGGCCAATTAACATCCGCTATTAATCTAGGCGCAACTCATAAAATTTGGCATACATCTGGCTTTGAGGTAAGGTCAGCACACCAACATCGGTCCGGAGAAAAGCGCGCCATAAATGAGCCTTTTAGCGTTCAGGTTGGTAATATCGGTCCTATGTATCCTGGCGATTTTCGTGTCGATGTGGCGGATAGAATAAATTGCCGGTGTTCAATGACGTTTGAAATCAAATAACTGAAAAGCTATGAATTCAAAAAACAAATTGACAGAGTTTTAAAAATATGCTCATAATTGTCAATAAATTAAATTATTAGTTAATTAGGGGCTATATGGCTTGGCTTGGAGAATTAAAAATGTCAAATCACAGACTAGAAAAGAGGGTTACTAAAAGAAACAAACGTGATGAGTACGGCCCATTGATGGAAATTCGCTCAATAACAGAAGATGGCGTTTTTGACGGCTATATTGTTGTTTGGGATTCTGTTGATGATTATAACTCTAAATTCCAAAGAGGTTGTTTTACAAAAACAATTAAAGAACGTGGAAAAAGAATAAAAGTTTTTTATGACCACGAACACCTTGTTGGCTCTGCAATTGAAGTTCGCGAAGATGACTATGGTGTTTATGCAAAGGGTAAATTAAACCTTGCGGTTGAAAAAGCACGTGAAGCATATGAATTTATGAAAGATGAAACTATTGAAGGTTTATCTTTTGGATTTAGAACTATTAAAGATACTTATGATAATGGAATAAGGGTTATTAAAGAATTAGCACTTTATGAATTTGGCCCTGTTGCATTTCCAGCAAATGAAAAAACGCTAATATTATCTGTCAGAAGTAAGAATTATAATGAATCTTTATCTGATGTCCAACTACAACAAAAAATGTATGGGTTGCGTGAAGCGCTTTGGTTAACGCTTGAAGACATCTGGTATTCAAGCGACGTAACATTTGATAATATTATTGGTATGATGGATGACGCGTTAAGTGAATTCCACTCTGCGTATTTAACATTTGTAGGCGAATGGATAAATCGATATTGGAAAGATTCTGATGGAAATCAAATTAGAAAAAGTCCATTTGCCAATGAATTAGCAGATGCCTTCCGGTCATTGGGAAAAACCCCTGAGGAGATTTCCTCAGAAACCTCTCTAACTCTTTATGAGGCTAGGAATTTAAAATATGGTCGCATTATTGAGGCTAGAAATAAACTTGATGAATTACCCGATTTAAAACCATTCCACCAAACCTTAAGAAGTGGAATGGTCGAAAAACTTTGCACGGAACTGAGGTCGAACCTTACCGCCGCAGAGATAGATAGGATAGAGGCGTTACTCAGTTTTCGGAAAATTGAGCCAGCGGAACCCGACGAGGATGAAAAACTGTTTAGCGATTTACAGGTATTTTTATCCGAATTTAGAAACAATTTAACTAAATAATTCTGGAGCTGAATATGGCATCTGAAAACGAAATTCAAAAAAAGATTTTTGAGGAGTTGAGAACAACTCACGAAACCTTCAAAGAAGCCGTGGACCAACAAATTGATGAGGTCCGCAAATTAGGTTATTCGAAACCCGAAACTGACCAAAAAATCGAAACTATTAATAGCGATTTAACTGAATTGCGTAAATCGCTGGATGAAATCACCGTTAAATTGAATCGCCCTAAAGGCGCTTTTGGCGGTAGCGATGATGACGACGAAGGCGAGGAAATTCGAAAATCCGCATTTATTAAATACATCCGCAAAGGTGTTGGTGAATCGGGCCGAGCTATTATGTCTGCTGACGAAATTCGGTCCTTATCAAGTTCATCCGATACTGCTGGCGGTTATTTAGTGCCTTCTTCCTGGGAATCTGAATTATTGGTTAAAGCCTATGACGATGCTGAAATTCGTCCATTGTGCAATGTTGGTACAACCGGCCGAGATTCCGTTAATATCCCATCGCTGAAAAAACCTTCAGTGGGTTGGGGCATAACTGATGTAGCTGTCGATCCACAAACCTTGACCGCTGGCGGCGAACGAATGGAGGTTTTTGATTTACGTGCTTTAACTCTGATACACAACAATACACTGGATGATACCGACGCTAATATCTGGGCTGAACTTTCTGACCAATTCTCCATGGCAATTGCTGAGGCCGAGGACGATGGTTTTGCCGTTGGTCCTGGCGCGAATTCAGTTAAAGGCATCCTGGCAGATACGCGGGTGTTGGCAAACTTTACGATTACCGGTGTTGCTGCTGCTCTCAATGACGCAACTCATAATGGTGTGGACGCTTTAATTGGCATGTTGTATTCGTTGAAAAAAACCTATCGCAGGAACTCAACGTGGGGTATGAATTCAACTGTGGAAGGTACAGTTCGTACATTTAAAGACAGTAACGGTCAATACCTGTGGCAACCTCCTGTACAAGCTGGCGCTCCTGCGACTTTGCTTGGTAGACCTTTAATTAACCCTGAAGGCTTTCCTGATGTTGCTGCCGGCACTTTTCCAATCGTGCTCGGTGATTTCAGAAAAGGTTACCGTATCCGTGATCGGGCTGGCATTTCCATCCAACGGCTGGTTGAACGTTACGCAGAATATGATCAGACCGGATTTATGATTAAAAAACGAGTTGCCGGTCAGGTGGTTTTGCCTGAGGCGTTTACTTGCTTGAAAGTATCGGCTACTTAATTAATTATTTGAGAGGAATATCATGCCAGTACCGAAACCTAGAGCTGATGAAGATAAAAATCAATTCGTTTCCCGCTGTATGGGAGATGAAAAGATGGTTACAGATTTTCCTAATGCTCAACAACGGGTAGCGGTGTGTTATTCCTCCTGGAATCAATCTCAACGTAAATCAAACGTAACCTTGGAGACTCAAAATGAGACAAGACGTTAAATCAAATTACACTTTAGCAGAGGCTATTGCCGCCGCAAGTCACGCCGTTGGTGCTGTAAATTCTGCGGCTGTGGACCATTCTAATGGTTCCAGTGCGTCCTTTTTTATTTCACTTAGCGGAGTGGGTACCGGCGGCACCCTCGACGCCAAATTACAGTATTCCGCCGACAATTCCACCTGGACTGATTATCCCGCAAGTGACCCTGCTGGCAATGATGATGCAATTACTCAATTGACGGCCGCTGGCACTGCCCAATTGAATGTGGTCACTCCTCGCGCCAGATATTCACGTCTAGTAGCGACCGTGGCAACTGATGCCTGTGTATTCGGCGTTGTATCTGTTCTAGGCCCGTTGCGTCACGTTGATGCTGGTTAGTACCCTCCTGGTGCCTCGGTCGGGGCTAGTCCCCGACCTTTTTTTAGGAGAAACGATGAGACAAATTGTTATGTTGCGAACTGAAAAAGGTTCGGAAAATGGGGTAAATATTAAGACATATTTAAAAGGTCAGGAATATAATTTACCAGATAATTTAGCGGAATGTTTTGTTGAACATTTAAGATGTGCTGAATATAAGGTGACTAAAACAGAAACTCCAGAACCTGTAAAAATGATGGAAACATCAGAACCAAGTGCAAAACCTTGGAAATCTGCAACTAAAACTAAAACTAAAACTAAAACAGCATGATTTTCCTAAGTTTTGATGAAATTAAGGCGATACTCGATCTGGAAAAAACTGAGGCGGATTACCCTATAATCCCTGTCATTGAATCCGGTGTTATTTCGGCCATTGAAAGTTTCACGAAACGAAAATTAACCTATGGGAATTATGTTGAAAAGGATTACGGATCTGATTTGACCACATTATTCGCACTTAAAGCCCTGCCTATTGCCACAATAAACAGTGTGGCAATTGATGGTGTTGCTGTTGATCAAGATAATTATATTGTAAATACTTTCGGATTGGATTTTTACAGACCTTATCCTAAATTATTTATTGAGATTGATTACGATGGTGGTTTTAAAAAGATAACCGATACCGGACCTAGTTTCGCTACCATCGATTCATTGGATTCTGAGATATACAGGGCCTTATTTTTGCAAACTATTTATGAATATCAAAGCCGCGATTATATAGGCTCCAGTACTGTAACGAATGAGGGCGGTTCAATAACTAAACCTGGTTTAAAACTTTTAGACGAGGTCGTTAGGTTATTGAAAGGTCATAAACATATTATCAATTGTGGAATATAATGTCCTTTGAAGCCAATATACAAATTGAGGGTAATGAAGAGGTTAAAAAATTTCTATCTCAATTGCCGAAAACTATGTTCGAAGGGGCTAAGGTCGCTTTTGCCAAGGCAACTTTAAAGGCGCAAAGTGTTATTAGGACGGAAAATTTTACTCATTCTAGTTCCGGATATTCATCTGATAAATTAAATAGTCGAACTGGTGATTTATCAAGAAGTATAAGGACCGCTTTAACTGGTACTGAATTATCAACATTAAGCGGCAGGGTGTATACGGTTTCCCCTTATGCGCCAATACATGAATTCGGCGGAACTGTAAAAGCCAAGGATAAATATAAACGAGTTCCGGGCGGTCCTTATTTAAATATTCCGCTATCTGATAATAAAACCGCTGCTGGAGTTATGAGAAAATCCGCTGGTGAAGTATTTTCCGAAGGTGGATTTATTATTAAAAGCAAACAAGGCAACTGGTTGGTAATGGATGTTGCTGGTGTTCCAATGTTTGTTTTGAAACGTCAGGTATATATAAAACCTCGTTTGGGCATGGATAAAGCCACGCAGGATAGAATACCGGAAATATTAGATAGTTTAAAATTAATGGCGTTAGAATAATGATTCCAGCACAATTACATTTGCTTAATTTGGTAGGCGATAGACTAGCCAATATTTCGATTATAAATGGCTACAATTTTAATATTGAAAAGATCAAACGAGAAAAAATAAGTAATTTCACCGGAAAAGAATTACCTATTATTTTTTATTGGTCAGAGAATGATACCAGGCTTGAAGGAAGGACCAGTACTGAGTTAAGAAGATTGCCGGTTTTTATAGCCGCCTTTTTTAGGACACGGGATAATATATTTAATGATGATTCGCTGGAATTGGGTTTTGATATTTATACTGCTTTGCATCGTAATCCATCTGCCCCAAACCTCACTGATGAATCTGTAATTGATTTGGGATGTGATTTTGTTGACTCAATGACCGTAGATGAGATAACCCCCATTATAGGACAAGGGGAATCACCATTCGCCGGAGTTATCCTTAGTGTGGTCATCGATTATAGCTTTAAACCTGGCATTATGACTTTTGAGGATTTATGCAATGTTGGCTAGTTATACAGTATGTCCAGAAACATCTATTTTAAATTTTATTACTCATGAAGAAAGTGATTTTATACAAGAAATAGATTGGAGGGCAAATGAGAACAACATTAGAGTTACTCCGGCAAATGTTGAAACCTTTCCATTTATTGATACTACCGGATATTCGGCCAAAATGCAGTTTATAGCAAAAGGGGACCCGACTGAAACCGTATTATTGACATTGGACTCCTCAGACCAAATAATTTTTAACGGTACTTTGTCGCCAAATGTGGTTATCAAAATAACAAGGGCGCAAGTAGAAGCATTGGGAGTTGGCACTTTTACCTACGATTTAATAATAACTATGCCGGATGGTTATAGGTTTACCTGGCTTATTGGTGATTTTGTTATTAAGAATAATATAACGAGTTTTGCATGAAACCTAAACATCAAATTATAGCGGTTACTAAACAATCCGTAGCCATATCCAATGCAGTGCCTGGGTCGCCAAACGGTTTCCTTGACCGGACGGATTTGACCCTTAGTTGGGATAACCTCACAAGAACGCTAACTATTACTCCAGTTTCATCATCATATCAATTTTATTCTAATGGTATTTTATATACTAAAGATACTGTTTTACAATATCAAATAACAAATGTCTCAGGGGGACATTTAATTTATTTTGATGATAATGGTGAGTTAGGTTGTGCGACTGAGTTGGTCCCAGAAATTATCCATAGGTGGGCGTTCGTTGCTTATGTTTATTGGAATTTGACATTAGAAAAAGCCGTTCCTGATTGTTTTGCTGAATTACATGGCGCGGATATGTCATCCGATACCCATGACTATTTGCATAATACCGTTGGCACAGCTTATCATATGGATGGAGGCATAGAACCAACTGTGGTCAATATTGATGGCGACGGTTCCACCTTAGATAATTTGCAAATAAGTGTGACCACAGGTATTATTCACGACGAGGACGTACCTCATATTGTGCCTGCTAAATTAGCATCTGATTTAATACCCGTATTATACAGAACACCAACAGGGGAATGGTTTTTTGATAAAAGCTCAAGTGCTATTGTTCGGCCGACCGGTACGGGTAGAGCGGCTTATAATTATTTTGACGGGGCTTCCTGGTCATTAGCTGAGGTTCCTAGCGGTTCATATGTTTTAGCCCATTTATATGCGATACCTGGTATAAATGATAAATTAATGATTATAATGGGCTCTAATGTTTATTCAAACTTAAATAATTTAAGGCGTTATGGTTTAGAGGAAATAAAGAAAATATCCGATGTTCCGTTTTTGGAGTTTAAATCAATAGCCACGTTTGCTATCCACACCTCAGATTCATATACCAACGAAGCCAAATCTGCAATTGTTACAATTGATACTGGCATCGAGTGGGAGGATTGGCGAGTTAGCACATGGATTTAAATAATGACTACTATTATCGCATTGTTAAAACCGGGGCCTCCGGGTCTACAAGG